TTACAATTTTAAATCTTGCTTTGAGATCAGAATCTGCTTTTTCGCCAAATAACACTCTATACTTAACTGGATGGTAGATAATTTCGTCACTGACTGATTTTATTTTATTAAGTTCGCTACCATAACTTATGAATAGACTGTCGCTGCTAGGAGGCAGAGGTTTTGTTTCTGTTTCATTGCTTAGCCACTGTCTAAACTGTGTGTCATAACCTCTAGTTAAAAGAAAAGTGTCTATAATGTTGCTTGCGCTAGGATCTATTCTTGCGTTTTGATCAGCGTTATGAACATATTGAAATTTTAGTTTGTCTCGGCCTGGCTTTGCTTGATAGTCTGAAGTAACTGTGAATCTAGCAGTTTCTCTATTAAGAATTTCAAACAGGTCTAGTTCTCTAAAATAGAAAAGTGTGTTATCTTCGTATGCACTAACAGGACCTATCTGAGCCTTTGTTTCAAAAATTCGAACTCCAATTTCTTCTGGCGTGACATATACAAAATCATCCACTCCATTAGGCGTTGTAATTCTCTGTAAAAATATCAATTTGTCTTGAGGATTAGTATCTTCAGCAACGATTTCTTCAAAGATTTGAGGATCATCCACAACACCGTCGTCGTCGTCGTCAAAGAATGATATTTCAATCTTCTTAGAATCTACATAACCTTCTTGGTCTCTGAATTCTGAAACAATTTCCCAGTCAAATGGTCTATTAAATGGCATAAGACTGTCCGGACGGGTATTGATATTGAGAACAGAAATTTTATCTTTTTCAGTTGTTCCTGTTTTATTGTTAAAAATCTTTTCTGAACTATCGAAATAAAAACGTATTTCTCTGTCGCTTTCAAACACATATCGCAGTGCTCTGTAAGAAACTGTGTATTTTTCTCCATCAGTTTCAAATAACACTAGCCAACTAGCGTCAAGATTTTGTCCTGTTGTATCACCTGTTTTACCAGTAGAAAAATCAATAGCAGTATTGAGATTATTTTGACTAACAATTCTCCATTCACTATCGTTCTGCGAATATCTTAGTCCAAAGGTTCTAAAAGAAAATATCTGATCTATTGCCTGCGCTTGGACTTCAGCAGTTAGTGCCGTAGGCAGTGCTGTTCGTATTTCTGTAAGTATAGAACCTGTAGGAACTGATTCATTTAAAACAATAGGACCAACACCGTCTTCCGAAACTTCGGTGCCATCTACTCTTATAGCAGCAACTTTAGCCCATATGTAATTTAAAGAACCCGGGTGGTCTGCAGTTCCTGGCATCAAAGAGCCGTCTGGCATAAAGTGAAATCCCTGAGGAGGTTCAAATTTCAACAAACTGTTCAATCTAACAAATTTCATATTAGACGTTGTAAAAGAACTTACAGGAACTCTTACGTCGTTTTGGTTTTCAAAGTATCCGGTAGACTGATTTATGTCAGTTGTTGACTGATACCATATGCTGCTTAGATCTCTCACAAACAGTTTTGGAAATTCGCTTAGATAATAATTTTTAAGTTTAGTATCAGCAAGTATAGGTTCAACTGTGTTTAAAATTTCGCCTTCAATATCGGTGATATTTTCAAACGTAAATTCAGTTTTAGGGTTTGTAAAATCTTTATACAAAGCACCGTCTGTGCCGAATAGATTTGTATTTGAATATTTTCCTGTAGCATCTACAAGATCAAAATATCTAGAAATACCGCTGGATGTTCTATTGACAGATTTTGCTTTTACGATTTCTTGACTTACTGCAAGAGGCGCAACTTGATAGTCTTCACCTGTAATCATTCTGTTCTGAGTATAATAAGTGCTAGGAGCATTTGTTCTTATGCTTTCGTTAGTCTCTGAAACTGTGGCATTATCAACTGTTGTTTTGAGACTTAATATAAAAGTAAGTGTCTCTTGGCGACCTGTGCGGGATATATAGGGCACAGATACTCCAATTGCCCGCATGCTATTAGGAGAAATAATTAATCTTCTGTTTGCCGATGTTCTATAATAAACTCTAAAATTCCCTTCAGGAAGGTTGCCAAATGTGCCATCTGCAAATATAAGATTAATTCTATCTTCAATTCTTGTAAGAACAGAGTAAATGTTTCTTTGATCGTCTGCAAGACTGTTGTAGATTACGTTATTGCCTTCTACTGCATCTACCTGTGTCCAGAGATCTCTTTCTGCTCCATTTCTGTCTACAGAGTATAACCATATGTCAGAATTGTTTATGTTTTTTGCATCTATAGAAACTGTTTGACTGGCACTAGGATTCGTAACATTAAAATTACCAAAATCAAGTGCGCCCTGTCTGAAATGACAGAAGTATCCTGTGTTTGTACTTGCGGGACCTTGGCCGTCGTCTCTAAATAGGAATGCAAGGTTATTGTCAGGTCTAGGTGCTTCTTCTAGAATTCTGTCTTCTGTGATATCCGTAGAAACAACTTCGAATTGTACTGTTCTTCCGTCTACGGCCTTTGTATAACTATAAACAGGAACCTCGTTGCTTGTGCCGTTTACTCTGTACTGTTGGGTCGGTATACCATTAATATTTGCACTTTTGTTAGGATTACCTATTTTTCCATTCTGAGGAAGCGCAGCATTTAGCACTCTTTGAAACTGCTCTCTCCAGTTTGTGTTAGCAGGATCGTTCCAGTTTATGTTTCTTGCTGCAAGATTAACATTGTTAGAATCAACTACAGTTTCTGTTGTAGACACTGCGTCAATTTTTAATAGGCCGTTTGCTGCTTGATTTCTTTTGGGATTGTAACTTAATAGCCTAGCAAGCCTAAGAACGCTTTCTCGTCTTTCTGCTAGTTCAATATAGTTTTCTCTTGCATTAAGATCTATTCTAAATGCGATATTTTGGCCGAGAAACGCAATCATGTCGATAAGAGCAAGATATTCTGAAGACTCTATGTAATCATTAAAATCTTCTGGATAGTTTTCTCTAAGATAGGCAATCATTGTGCGACGTAGATTATCAAAGTCATAACTTTGAAATTCTGCATTTCTAAATGACTGGTAAACTCTAGTCCAGTCTTCTGCTGCCAGCAAGCGGTTTTGTCTATCTGTAGACGACATAGTTATTCCTCTATATAAGAGTATTTATTTTCTATAAAAAACTGCGTAGTTAATTAATAAGGCCTGCGTCTTCGTCGAATCGCAACCGCAGAGATTCTGAAATGCTATAAGGAAGGTAAACAAGTTCGCACTCAATCTGAATGCCTTTATCAAATGTATCAACTATGATTTCTTGAACATTTACCCTAGGATCATAGTTAATAATTGTGCTTACATTCTGCACAATCAAATCTCTTAATTGATCTGTGAGAGGTTCATAGATGAGATCCCATATAATCGTGCCAAATTCAGGGTTATCAAGTTTTTCTCCTTGACGAATATGAAAGTGATTAATTATATCCTGCTTGATTATAGCAAGGTCATAGAGCACAAAACTGTCAGACTCAGGATTTACTGTGGAAAATCCTCGATAGGCACGACTTTCTGGTACTGCTTGGGGTTTTTTGTTAGCAGGAACATTAATATCTGTATAGAGATTTTTTTCTAATGTGCTCATTTTAATATTTACCTTGCTTTATGTGCCTCTTTTAAAAGTGTCTGGTGTAAATTTATATTCGCCTTCTACAGGAGGGGTCTGAGTAATAAATAATTCTTCGTTTTCTCCTTCAAGCTCTACCCAATCAATACCATTATATCCTTCTACTCTTTGCTGATCTCTGTTAAATCTTGTAAGATCAGTTTCAGAACTTTCGGTTCTAGGTTTTATAGTTTTTTTAATATCAGTCTCATCAGGAGTAAAATTTAGAGGGGCAAGATTTTCGTGAGACAGCCAAGGTTCTCGAGCAGGTACTCGTCTCATTATAGTTTCTGTTTCTCCTCGAGCAACGGACCATACAGTTAATGCTATTGCCTTGGTTGCAGGGGTTGCACTTGCTGCGCTTGCTGCGCTTGCCGAGCTTGCTGCATTTCTAGGAGGAGCGCTGCCGTCATTCATGTGGTATGTTTCTCCTGTAGATGCAAGATAGTATCCTCCGCTCTTAATGCTTGTGTCACCGGTTGTAGTAGTAAAATTATTATTTTTTTCAGACAAAATATTAGTAGACTCGGTTGCAGACTCTAGATTAAGCGTTGTATTTGCTAGGATATTGATAGAGTCGTTTGCAGATTCTAGATTAAGCGTGGTATTTGCTAGGATATTGGTAGATTCAGTTGCAGATTCTAGATTAAGCGTGGTATTTGCTAGGATATTAGTCGACTCGGTTGCAGACTCTAGATCAAGCGTTGTATGTGCTAGGATATCAATATAACTGGTGTTAGATTTAATACGTGTGTCTTTGTCTGTGTTTAAATGCAAATAACCGCCGGTTGTAATTTGATTATTTCTACCAACTATCAATTGAAAATCTTCTTGTTCTGCTTCAAAGGTGATATTTTTTTTGGCTTTTACGTTAAAATCTCTATCTGCTTGAAAATTAATATCTCTATCTGCCTTGAAGTTTAGATCTTGAGCTGTACGAACTGAGATCGAATCTTCAGAGTATATGTCGATTTTTCCGTTTGAAGTAAGCTCTATCCATGCTGTGCCTCGACTGTTTCCAATATAGATTAGATCTTCCGAATTGTGCATTAGTATCTGATGACCAGTTCTTGTTTTAAGGCGCAACATTTCGTTGTGAGGAATAGTTACGTCGCCGTCTTCGTCTCCTGCTTTTTTATCAGCATATTCTGGCGGAGTTGAGTCAGGTGCTCCTTTTCTTGTTAGTGTTGCATCGCCGTCATCCATTACCAAAGACGATCCGCCTAATCTGTTGTGATAAACTTCGGTGTTTCCGTAAGCAACCTTAGGAGCATCCGGACGGCGATCGTGTGGTCCTGGAGTCGATATTCCGAATACTGCGCTAGGAACTTCTCGTCTCGCACTAGAAGTAGTTAAGCCTCGAGTTTCGTCTGTTACTAAACCTCTTGTTGTTAAGCTACTTAAAATGTCAGTGTTAACCGGTTTTAAAAATGCAGTAGGAGGCGTGCTTGCATCACGTCTTTCTTTTTTGTTAATCTCTCCTACTGGAAGTTTTTCATTAGGAAGAGATGTAGCAGTATGATAGGTTGTTACTGCATCGCCTGATGGACACATGAAATTAGTGCCTTGTTCAGGTATACAGCCTATCCAGAATGCTTCACCGCCTTCTGCAAAAATAACCAATACCTTACTACCTACATCAGGAGGTATAAACCACATACCATAGGATTTTTGACTGTATTCGTGTCCTGAATTTTTTTGTATGCCTGCTAAAGGAGTTACTCCGTAGAAAGGAGCAAGATACCTTACCTTATAGTAACTTCCTGGATCATCGGGAGGATTACCTGAAGCATTTTTTGGCATTAATTGAACTTCTAGTCCTCCCATAAACGAAGAATCAAGATGATTTCGAACTATTGCAATATAAGGGTTAGGCGACGGGGCATATTCAACAATCTGAGAATCACTTCTTTTAACTTGACCCGTATATCTGTTTACACTATCGTTTCTCATTTAATTCTCATTTTTTGGTTTATATTTCTTTTGTTAAGGTCCGATGAAACTTGTTCCTGATCCTGGTATGTTTACACCGGTTCCAGATGTCTCCTCGGCCGGAGGTTGGGGGGTGTCCTGGTCCGTTGCACTGTTTCTCCCAGCTTGCTGTGATTGTAAAATTTCAAGAACTGACGGACCGTCAGAATCTTCCGTAGATTGACTTGCTAGAAAATCAAGCACTCCGTTAAAATATTCCCAATTTGCTGGGAATAACGGTTTACCTCCGTCAGAACTAATAAGTTTATTATCTGCAGTGTCTTCACCGATCTGATTACGTACTCTTATTAATTGTAAGACCTGTGTGAATTTGTTTTGATTTATTAAATTTTGTAGGGTTAATACTTTGTATATTCCTGAAAACTTTTTTACTGGTTCTCCTGCGGCTGTCGGAAAGATCATCTTTCCGTTATCGTTGTTATAATCTAACGGAGTTTTAAATTCAAAAATTACGTGAGATTCTTCGTATTGATAATCTATACTTCCGTCTGCTGTGGTTTGTTTTTCTGCTATTGGAGCTCTATAATTGCCAATGCCAGAATCTGATAGATAATAAGGATCTCCTAAAATTTCAACCTCCATTGTAATTAAATCTATACCACTATTCAATATATCGTTAAATCGTCTAGAAATAGCAACTTCGACAGTTTCTGTGCCACTACCTGCTATAACCGCGGTTGAAGAATTCGGGTATGGAGTCAACTCTACACTTGCAGAAAGCTCGTTGCCGGTGTCTCCTCTAGAAGCAGAATCAGAACCAAGGTCCGCTACTGTTCTATCGGTAAATCCTGTCGCAGTTGCGCCGTTAAGCTGAGCATCTGCACCTGCTTGAAATAGGTCCACTGACACAGTATTATAAAATAAATTATTGAAAGAAATATCAAAATCTATAATATCATCGTTTTTTCCAGAATAGATGTACTCATATTTTTTCGGTATTTTCTTCTTTAGTTCAGGAATGCCAGGACTTTTTTGCGAAGCACCTACAAAATTAGATGCGTGTACACGATAGGGCAGTACTCTATATACATATATCTTTGCAGAGCGGCCTCTCTGTTTTGCATTTTCTTCATTTGTGACCTCGTAGGTTTCGGTTTCTATACGGAACCATTTCAGCATGCCGCGCGAGTCTGGCTCCGCAGTAGCAAGCTGTTTTCCATAATCTGATACAAGAATAATTGCTTCGATAACATCTTGTATTCTCGATCCCTGACTGATATTAATGTATCTATTTTCTTGATCGTATTCTAAATTGCCACGTATAGCTAATCCGTCTTCAAACACAACATCAGATGTGCCAAACTTGGAATTTCCGCTTGTAAATGTTACAGAGTCAACCTTCGCTTGTCCAATTTCATTTATAGTGCCGGCGGCGTCAGCAAAGCTTTGTAAATCTTCAAGAGTTACTCCCTGTTCAGCAACTGCTTCAAGATTCTGAGAAATCAAAGACTGTGTAGTTGCTCCTGCTTCTGCAGAATCGCTGTTTTTAAAACTATCATCTGCAGATGCGCCAGCTTCTGGGAAAATTATTACGTAAGCATCTGCAGCCGCTATCTGGTCTGCTTCTTTCTGATCGAGTTGTATTTTGTTTAGGACCGATGTAAGACTAGGCCGTTCTGTTTCAATATCATTGTTTTGTAGTAGATCTGCTACTGTTATACCCGACACATTAATGTCTTGATTTATTCTCTGAACTTCGTCTGCTAATGCTTGATCATTCCATGCAATGGCAGAAATATCGTATTCACTGCCGCCTGCTGTCACATTAAATTCTACTTGAGTAAGTTTGATCGGAAAATATCTCTTAGTGTTAGGAACTTCAATTTGATTGCCGGCATCGTCAAATCCTACAAATTCCAGTATTAACAAATAAGCCGAATCTAGATAACTTCCAGCTTTAGCATTTGCAGCAATTGCTGTTACTGCTAGGGTTTCAAGAAAAACACCCATCGAATAAGGTTCGTAAACTTTGAAATTCATAGTAGTTGCATTTGTCTGCTTAGAAGATTTATTTGATGCTATAATAGCGTTTATGCTTATATCATCTATAAAATATTCTGTTGTTATTCCCAGAGATTGCTCATAGGAAGTAGGGACTTTATTATCTCTGACACCTCCTGATCTTAAAATTTGATTAATCGGTCCTTTTGCTCTATAGGTGTTATCAGGATCTGCTAGCTCTCCTTTTGTCAAAGCAGCAAGAGTAACAATACAGTTGTAACTGGCAAATTTGGATAATGGATTTTCTATAAATGCAGTTGTATCCTGTTCTGCTTGTTTCGTGGCGCGCCCGACTTGTTCTTCGACCACAGAAGATACTACACTATCTAAAAAACCAGTTGTACCAAAACTATCTGCTCTAGGACCAACTCTAATATCATTATCACTCATGCTAGACTCCTAGTAAGTTCTGCAAGTTAGATGCTTTGGGCAAATAGATTTCTGTGCCTGCTGTAAAATCATAAACAGGATCTTTTAATACATTCATATTACGCTGTGCAAAAAGCCACCATAACTTATAATTGTCGTATAGATCATATGCAAGTAGATCTGGTCTATAGGTATACTGAGTTTCTATTTCATAGAGAAAATCGTCAGCGTCGGCAGGCACAGGCCTGATCTGAAGAATATCAAGATATCTATTACCTCTAAATCTTGTGTTATTCCATGGACTAGAAGAAGAATATGTTGCCATTAGATAAACCTTCCATTTTCAGCTATATATTTGCCGTTAACAAAGTCTGTAAGGCTAAATTGGTTAACTGAATCCCTGCTATAGGCTGGCACAAGAGTAACAGAAATGGAGCTTTGAGAAGGCGCCCAAGATCCATTTTGCGGTGTTGGTGCTCTTATATAATCTACACTATCACTTAATTCAACATTATACTGTTGAACTACTACCGGAACGTCTTTAAAAACAAAATCACCATATCCATTTAATTTAACCACCGGTGGCGGTGCACCTGTGCCATTTCGACCATAATCCATTTTTGTAATAGACCGCAGATAATGGTTGGCAGCAATCCAGTATAGCGCCTCGTCAGCATTTTCTACTGTGAATTCTCCTGTAATAGTAAATTGGTCAATTGCAGAATTCTGATATATAGGAAATGGATAATTTGAATGCGTCGGAGCAAGACTATTATAATTAGCAGCATATGTTATAAATACCTGAGGCGTGTAAGGAAAAACCATTCCGCCTGTTTCGTATAAAGGCAATAACGGATTGTTAGAGTCACTCTCTGGTTTTTTCGCTGGAAATGCGCCGCCAACTGGCAAACTTAGTTTAACTCTCCAATCTGTTCTTTCTTTGAAACTTGCTGGTACAAAATTTTGAAGTGCTGCTTCTCCGCCGGGTGGTAGATTTCCGGATCGAAACAGTTTACCTAGGCCAGTTTCTGCTATCGCGCCGCCGATGCCGCTAGTAACTCGATCTATTATTCCAGGACTGTTGCTCTGAGGATTATTCGCCATTCTGTCTCTCCTTGCAGTATTTAGTTGACAAAATTAACTGCATACTTTATAATAAATACAATAACTTAGGAGCAATCGTTGAGAAAAGTTAACTATCTTAATAACAAAGATCTATTAAAAGAAATACACAAA